GGTATTAATAGCGAGTGGGGGAAATAAATATGTACATATCACATAAATCAAACGTTCTCCAACACGTTCACGAAACAGAGTGGCAATGTAGGAGAAAGTCAAAAGGACTAAACAAGTCCGAATACTGGGTTTGGATCGAAACAATTACAGCTGGTGATCCTCCTGTAGTTACTTACCCTTCTGAAGACTTTACCATAGTTGAATGTCAAGATGAAGATCTATATGCAAGACTTACTCAGTTGGATGATTATGTTCAAATTAGAGATACAGTAGTATACAACATCAAGTGGCAAGACGATATAGGAAATGCAGAAGAAATACTTGACGATGAAGGAAAGAGCCAATCTCCTAAAGTATATGTACAATCTCATCTTGTTCCAGATGACTCTGCAAAAGATGCACGAATTCTCGCAGAACAATGGACAATGATAAGAACAGAACGAGATAGACTTCTTGCAGAAACCGATTGGATGACTTGTTCAGATTCACCTACAATGTCGGCCGGGAATAAGACATATCGCCAGAAACTTAGGGATCTGCCTTCTGACCAAAAAGATGAAACAGCGTATGCAGACATTACATGGCCCACTAAACCTTAGTAATAAGTAAATTGGCCGGTAAAGGATAAAATTTCATTTCTCTCTTTCCGTAGATAATAAATATAAATATGAAACCAATGGATAAAATTATCAACATTACGGAAAGAACATGGCAGTATCACTCAAGAAAAAAGTCCAAAATTATACGATAGATCAAGGGGCAACCTTTGAGAAAACTATTGGTGCAGAGAATTCATCTTCTTCAGCTGTAACCATTTCCTCTGGTACAGTCGCAGGCGGGATCATCAAGAATTTCGCTTATGCAAACACTCTTCAAGCATTTACAACTTCTGTTACTGGTGCAAATTGTACCTTTTCGTTGACTGCTACGCAAACTACTGCACTTGCAGAAGGAAAATACTATTATAGTTTGACTTATACACAGAGTGGGGGAACAGTTAAAGAAAGACTTGCAGAAGGACTTGTTACAGTTGAACCTTCTGCCGAAATTAACAACGGATAATAAACTATGTCATCAACACAACCAGCATCAACTACAGAATTAAAAGAATACTGTCTGCGAAAATTGGGAAAGCCTGTCATAGATGTGAACCTTGCAGATGAACAGATGAATGACATGATAGATGAATCTGTTCAGTTTTTTCAAGAATATCATTTCGATGGCACAGAAGTTCATTATGCAAAAGAACAAGTTGCAGCAAGTACTCTTACATTTGCAAGTGCAGCGACAGGAACGTTCACAACAGAAGAAACGATTACAGGGGGAACTTCCAATGCAACTGCAAAGATACACGAAGTTACAAGTACAACTGTTCTAAAATTCAAAGAACACAAAGACGGAAATGGACTCCGGGCTGCAAACACTTCTGGTGCTACATTTGTTTCGGGAGAAACAGTAACAGGATCATCTTCTGGTGCAACAGGAACAGTACATGGAACACAAGCAACCGCAGTTGTATTTGGAAATATCGACACAAAGGCACTTTCTGCGGATGATTCGATAATTGGAATACGAGATGTTCTTCCTATCAAAGCAGAGAAACTTTCTTCAGATGATATGTTCTCTATTGAGTATCAGTTTAACTTAAATTCTTTACCTGGCCTTCTTAGAGGTTCGGGTGGTCTATCGAACTATGCAACATCAAGACAGTACATAGATTTGATGGATGATTTCTTTTCTAAGAGTGACACAAGACAGATCCGTTTCAATAGACTCACAGATAAAGTTCATATTGACATGGATTGGGATGCAACTCTTAAAATTGGAGATTGGTTGGTTCTCCAATGTTACAAAAAGATCGATGGTGCAACTTATACAGAGATGTACAACGACATCTTTCTTAAAAAATATACAACTGCATTATTCAAAAAACAATGGGGCGCAAACCTTATGAAATATGAGGGAATGCAATTACCCGGCGGTGCAACTCTAAATGGTAGACAAATTTATGATGATGGTAACACAGAATTGGAAAAATTAGAGGAAGAATCGCAAATGAGGTATCAATTGCCCGATAACTTTTATGTAGGATAGTATAATGGCGACAAACTCATACTTCCGTACATTTGATGCAAAAAACGAACAAGAATTATTACATTCACTAACACAAGAATCAATTCAGATATACGGACACGATGTTTCTTATATCCCTAGAACTTTGGTTAATACCGATACTGTTCTAGGTGAGGACTCAATTTCAGAATATAAAGATGCGTATTCAATCGAAATGTTTATCAAATCAGTAGACGGATTTGAAGGTGAAGGTGATTTAATTTCAAAGTTTGGTCTGGAAGTTCGTGATCAGATTGTGTTCTCACTGGCACGAAGAGCTTGGCAAGGGTTGGATTTGGGGGTTCGGCCCAAAGAGGGAGATTTAGTTTATTTTCCTCTTACCAACAAGCTCTTCCAGATCATGTTTGTCGAACATGAAACTCCATTCTACCAAAATGGTGCATTACCAACATTCGATTTAACTTGTGAACTCTTCACTTACTCTGATGAGAAGTTGGACACAGATATTGATGCAATCGATGTAATAGAACAGAAACAGTCTTTTGTTCGTACATTTGAACTTTCAAGTATTTCTGGTACATTCTCTGAAGGTGAAACAGTCACAGGAGGAACTTCATCTATTACTGGTGAGGTTGCAAGATGGGATTCTGCAACGAGTTACCTATATCTAATTAACATGACAGGAACATTTTCGTTGAACGAAATTATTACTGGTGCTACAAGTTTGGCCACAGGAACTTACTCGACAAAAGTTACAACGGATGAGACTGCTGAAACACTTTCGACAATCGATGCTGGAACATCTGACAACGTTGCAAGTAACAAACAATTTGAGATCGATGCAGATTCGGTATTTGATTTTACTGAAGGCAATCCATTTGGAGATAACCCATAATGTTTGGAACGTATTTTTATCACCAGACTTCAAGAAAAATGGTGGTTGCATTTGGATCACTATTTAATACCATTGAAGTTCGTAGAACCAATAGTGCAGGGTCGGTAATTGAAACAATAAAAGTTCCACTTGCATATGGCCCGAAGGAAAAGTTTCTCACTCGTATAAGTGCAGATCCAAATCTGAATCCTGGCGTGGCACTTACTGTTCCAAGAATGGGATTTGAGTTGACATCCATGACATACGATGGTGTGAGAAAACTCAATACTATGGGAAGAAATGTCGCATCGGGAACTACAGGACTCAAGAAACAATACAATCCTGTTCCTTATAATTGGGATTTTACTCTTTATGTTTATGTGAAAAATGCAGAGGATGGAACACAGATACTAGAACAAATCCTTCCATTTTTTACACCAGAATTTACAGTAACAATGAATCTCGTTTCATCTATGGGTGAAAAACGAGACATACCACTTGTTTTGAATTCAGTTACAAGTGAAGACACTTATGAGGGTGATTATGCAACAAGAAGGTCTATTATTTGGACTCTTTCGTTTTTGATGAAGGGGTGGTTATATCCAAACATAGTAGACAATGCAAAAGTCATTACAGATGTGGTAGTAGATACACACTTAATGAATGCAGTTGCAGCAGATCCCGAATATATAGTGATGGAAGACAGTACTGATTACAGTACGAATTACATGATTTTAGACAAACATGAGATCGATGTTGCTACACGAATAAGAGTTCTGAATGAAAGTTCAGAAGAAGCAGTTGCAGCCGGTGCAACAATTAGTAGAACAAGTGTTGTACCAAAAGACACAACTGCACTTACAGATGATGATTTTGGATTCACAGAAACATTTGAATTCTTTCCTCAAGGTAAGACATACGATCCAGTAGCTGATACGGATAGTTAATGAAAGTTGAAAAATTAGTTGAACAAAGGATCGAAAAACATCTTGATCTTGGGGAAAATGATTCCCATTACACTAAAAATGAAGTAAAAGTTCTAAATACAGAAGGTAGTATTGTTCCAGCCGTGAATGGTTCTGCCGACAATAAGGATAATGATTTTCAATATGCTCGTGAAAATCTTTATGATATTATTGAAAAAGGTAGAGATGCAATGGAAGAACTTCTGGAAATTGCAAAGTCAGAAGAGTCTCCTAGAGCATTTGAGGTGTTTGGTCAACTACTAAAAAATATGACCGATACTCAACAAACCCTCATGGAGCTACATCAGAAAAAACAAAAGTTAGAAAATGATGGAGATAGACAGGAAGTCAGTAGAGCACAAAACGTAACCAATGCATTATTTGTAGGTAGTACTGCTGACCTATTAAAATTAGTCAAAAAAGAAACGAAGCAAAATGATTGATATTTTTAATACCTCTGAATTGATGATGTTGGGGTTAGTCCTCTTCTCATCTTTTTGGATATTTCTATTTAATTACAGACAGGATAATAAGGACAAGTATAGTGGCCATGCGTGGTTGATATTACTGGATCTGCTTATTAATATGGGTATGTCTGCAACTGGATATTTGTTGATTTCAATTGTATTCACAAATGTTCCGCAACTTGCAGCATATGAAAGTTATCGATACCCTGTGGGATATCTATTTGGTTTAACTTCAAACGTAAGTATACCGATAGTTCTCAAGTGGTTTCAACAGCAAATAACTAAAAAACTTAATGAAGCAGGAAAGAAGTGAGGTAAATTATGGCAGAACAAAAGAAACATAAACATGATGATGCAGAATTTGTAGAAATTGAACCAGTAAAACAGATTGAAGTAGAGACTAAAGATCTGGTGGTTTCAAGTAAATTATTCATATATTTAATCATTGGACT